TGTGCCAAGCAGGTGAGGAAAGATACGACAAACAGGTGGCCGCACTCACTGATAAGGGTGTGGAGAGCAGGGCGCAACACGGGAAAGCCATCATTGGTAACGTGTTGACCCCATTGTCCAAGGCCATCGCAGAGTTTTGCACAGGTGAGACTTCATCGAACCGCAGTATCGCCTACGGGAAGATCAAGCACCTAGACCCCGACCGATTGGCAGTGCTGTCCTTACTAGGTGCTATCGACAAGATCAGTCAGCGAGTCCCTCTGATGGCAGTGGCACGAACCATCGGTCTGTATGTCGAGGATCAAGATAGAATTGAGAAGTGGTTAGAAGGCGACAGGGATGTCGCAACTACCATCGTAAAGATGGCTCAGGAGAAAACCACATACCGCCACCGCAGATCAGGGGTCATTCATAAGATGAATAATGATGGGTACTACGAAACGTCATGGACTAATGACGAGCGTATACACGTTGGCCTGAAGATGATTGATCTGATTATCACCAACACTGGTGTACTAGAATTGGTACGGGTCAGGACATCACGGACTAAGACTACCACCTACCTTGTGGCACAGGAGTCAACACTGGATTGGGTAAAGGGATTCCACGCATCCCATAGGTCTGCCCGTCCACGCTACGCTCCCTGCGTGATACCTCCGAAACGATGGGAGGGTTTGTTTGGGGGTGGATACTACATTGATGAACTTAACAATCTACCACTGGTGAGGATGCACTAATGAGAAAGAGAACTACTGAGTATTTCACAGAGTTAGAGAAGTGCGATATGACTGAGGAGTTGAAGTGCGTGAATGCGCTACAGGAAACACCTTGGCAAATCAACAAGCACGTTCTGGCAGTACTGCGTCAGGCATGGGACAGTGGACAGACTTGGGGAGGGCTACCTGCAAGGGATGATGTCCCGCTACCTGTCTACCCGTTTGATTGTGAACCTAGTGAGTTAAGCCCTGCACAGCAGGAGGAGTTTAAAGCATTTAGAAAGAAACGTGGAGCAGTCCACGCTCACAATAATACGACAATGAGTTTGCGTATCTTGATTGAGCGTACCATCCAAGTCGCAGAGCAGTACGCCAATGAGGTTGAGTTCTTTTATGTCTGGCAGTTGGACTTCAGGAGTCGTAAGTACCCTATGGAATCATTCTTGTCACCGCAGACGGGTGATGCAGGTAAGGCACTGCTCACATTCGCATACGGAGTAGAGATCGAGTCACCAGAGGATGCCAAGTGGTTAGCTATCCAAGGTGCGAACGTCTACGGCAATGACAAGGTGACGCTAGAGGATCGTGAGTTGTTTGCCTACATGAACACTGAGATTGCACAGGCGGTAGCTGATGATCCGTTCAGCGAGACTATCTGGTTGGAAGCTGATAAGCCGTGGCAGTTCTTAGCGTGGTGCTACGAGTGGGCAGGGTACACGAGAGCCAGAGACTCAGGAGAGAACTACGTTACCACACTACCCTGCTCTGCTGATGGATCGTGTAACGGCTTACAGCACCTGTCAGCTATCCTACGGGACAGGGAGGGTGGTAGAGCAGTCAACCTGACCAAGACAGAGTTACCGCAGGACATCTACGCTGATGTAGCTATCAAGGCCATGGATCGTATCCGCAAGGATGCCCAAGACCCTGAGAACACGATGGCACACCAGTGTTTGCAGTTTGGTATCACCCGTAAGGAAACTAAGCGATCAGTAATGATCGTACCGTATAGCGGTACACGATATGCCTGTCGGGATTACGTCATGGAAGCATTGAAGGAACGAGTAAAGAAGCAGGGACATAACCCTTGGGGTGACGATCTATATCTGGCGGCAAACTATATGTCTAAACACATATGGGAAGCTATCAGTGACAGTATAAGTTCAGCACGTATTGTCATGGATTACATCAAGTCGGTTGCTGAAGTGTACGCCAAGCACAAGCAGGTCATGCAGTGGTACACCCCCACGGGTATGCTGATCTGGCAGTGCTATAGCGACATGAACAAACGTAGGATCAAGACCGCTATCAATGGGTCTGTCGTGAAACTCAACTACCATTCACAGATAGATGACACTGTAAGCCGTTCTAAGACGTTATCAGGGGCATCCCCCAACATGATACACAGTCTAGACGCATCGGCTCTGACGATGACAGTGAACCGCTGTGTGGATGTAGGGATTACTGACTTTAGTATGGTGCATGACAGCTACGGCACTCAGTCACCCTATATGCCCACGATGGTGAACATCATTCGTGAAAGTTTTGTAGATATGTACGAGCAGAACGATGTCCTACAACAATTGTACGATCATGCGGTGAAGGTTTTACCTGAAGGCGCAGAGATTCCCAAGCCACCGGAGAGAGGTGACTTGAGTTTACGAGAGGTATTGCAGTCTGAGTACTTCTTTTCCTAATGGCCCCCTAATGCAGTAAGGGCTGAAAAACTTAATCAACAGAAAGAGACTATTAATATGGCTAGACAAGACTTTGAAAGAATGAACATCAAAGGTAAAGCAATGTGGTGTAAGGTGTTAGAACCTGACACTAAATTTAACCCTGACGGTGACTACTCCACTGACATCTTATTGTCAGAGGCAGATGCCGCACCGATATGTGAGAAGCTAGATAATGCAATCCAAGTTGCATTTGACAATGCGATCAAGGACTCACCTAAGTTAAAGAATGTCCTGTCCACATCCTCCCCGTACCAGACTGTCTACGATAATGAGACAGGCGACCCTACTGGGGAGATCAAGTTCAAGGCAAAACTAAAGGCTGTCTGGAGAGCTAGAGACGGACGCTTTGGTGAACAACGTCCAGTTGTGGTGGACAGTAAGCTAAATCCTATCGACAAGCACATTGCTATTGGCAATGGGTCTGACATCAACGTCAATGTTGAAGTAGTACCCTACGTCATGCAGTCTACTAAGTCAGTGGGTGCAAGTTTACGACTGAAAGGAATCCAAGTCGTTAACCTTGTTGAGTACGGTAACAACGCTTCAATGTTTGGTGAAGTGGACGGTGGCTTTGAAGCACCTCCCGCACCAGAGAATGACACCATTCCTTTTGAAGTGGAGAGCAGTGATGACAGCGACCAAGGGGACTTTTGAAGCAAGGGTGGTTAGTGATTTGAATAACCGCAGTATTGCGTTCGAGTATGAACCTGAGAAGTTGCCATACACTGTTCAACGGAACTACATCCCTGATCTTCGGATCGGGGAGATGTATGTCGAGGTCAAGGGTTACTTCAGGCAGGAAGCCCAACGCAAGATGCGTAACGTCAGAGAGCAACACCCAGAGAAGGACATTCGATTTCTATTTCAGAGATTGGACAGTCCAGTGCAAGGCGCAAAGAAACGAAAAGATGGAAGTAAGATGACCTGCGCTGAATGGGCAGAGCGTCATGGCTTCCTTTACGCAGAGAAGGAGATACCCGATGAATGGATTAACTGAGGAGTCGAGTAGTGAGTTCTTATATCACGAGGCTTGCGAGAAGTGTGGGAGCAGTGATGCTAAAAGTGTCTATGATGACGGTCATTCCTATTGTTTTAGCTGTACTCATTATGAAGTGGGAACTGACACAAGCACTCCGACACTACAAGCAGTCCCAAGTACACCAAAGGGTGACTTTGTATTGGGAGAATCTATCGCACTTGGTAAGCGAAAGATTAATCAAGCCACTGCAAAGTTTTGGAACTACCAAGTGGGAGAATATAAAGGAAAGACTGTTCAAGTAGCGAACTACAAGGATAAGAACGGACAGCTAGTATCACAGAAGATACGATTCCCAAACAAAGATTTCCTGAGTGTAGGAGATCACAAGAAAGCACAGCTATACGGACAGTGGCTGTGGCGTGACAAAGGGAAGATGGTCTGCGTGGTGGAGGGGGAGTTGGACGCTCTCTCTCTATCGCAAGCCTTCGATAACAAGTGGCCTGTAGTGTCACTTAGGAGTGGTGCGGCTTCCGCTAAAAAAGATATTGCGGCAAGCTGTGAATGGCTAGAACAGTTTGAGTCAGTC